CCATTAATCAAGAAAGCAGCCTTCCGTTATATGCAGTTTGACCCTGAGAGATACCCATCAGTAGATATGAAGTTTATTCCTACTGCTACTTTGGGTATTATGGCTCGTGAATACGAACAACAACAGCTCATTAGCCTATTACAGACCCTCGGTCCCAATACACCAGTTCTACCAATCATCCTCAAAGGCATCATCGGTAACTCTAGCCTATCCAATCGGGCTGAATTAGAGCAAGCATTGACCCAAATGAGTCAACCAGACCCACAACAGGCTCAAATGGCGCAGATGACACAGCAATTACAGATGGAACAGGCTCAGGCTACTACCCAATCGCTGCAGGCTAGGGCGCAAAGAGACTCTGCAGAGGCGGCTAAGACTGTTGTAGAGACCCAATTGATGCCTGAAGAGTTGCGTGCAAAGGTGATTAGTTCACTTTCTACCAACATTGATGGTAAAAACAAAGAATCTGAGTTTGAAAAGAGAGCCAAGATTGCTGAATTGATGCTCAAAGAGGCTGATATTAAAAATAAAGGCAAGATTGTAGAACTGCAGATGCAAAAACAACGAAACCAATAAAAAACACTTGACTTTTTACCGAAGTTGTGGTAAAATACCGCTATAAATGTAAGTGAGTGCTTACATACATTCTCCAAAAGGATAAAGAATGATAGACGAGAAGTTACAGAAATATTATGATGCCAGATGGGCAATGACGGCTACTCAGGGTTGGCAAGACTTAATGGAAGATGCACAGAATATGTTCAATTCCTTAAACAATGTCTTACCAATCCAAAATGAAGCAGATTTACATCTAAAGCGAGGACAGTTGGACATACTCCAATGGCTTCTCAGTCTTAAAGATGTATCCGAGCAGTCCTACGAACAGCTCATTAACGACTCTGCGGGAGCAGCTCAGAATGAGTAGTAAAAAATGTTCATGTTGTAAAAAAGAAAAAGTGTTTTCTTTATTTAGTAAAAACATAAGCAAAAAAGATGGTTTACATCCATCTTGTAAAGAATGTAAAAATAAAGGAAATCAAAAATATCATAGCAAGAATAGAGATAAAGAAGCAAAATATTCTAAACAATACTATGAAAAAATTGGAAAATTTGAAACTGTAAAACAAAGAGAACGGACGGCTCGAAGAAGAGCAAGCAAATTAAAAGCAACTCCAACATGGTTGTCTCCGTCTCAGTTATTAGCAATAAAGTGTAGATATTCATTAGCATCAATGTTTACAAAATATAGTGGAATAGCTCATGTGGTTGACCACATTGTTCCGTTAAGAGGAAAAACAGTATGTGGTCTTCATGTACCTTGGAATCTTCAGATTATCACAGCTATAGATAATTGGAAAAAAGGTAATAGGTTGCAAGGAGATACAGCGAATGAGTAGGAAGTTATATGACTTTAAATGCTCTACAGGACATATCACAGAGAGTTTTGTTAACGATACAACAACAGAAGTTCAATGTGAATGTGGTTTAGTTGCTAACCGAATTATTTCTCCTATAAGAATTAGTTTGGATGGCACTGACCCAGTTTTCGTCTCCGCCTATGATAGATGGGCGAAAAGGCACGAAGACAAACAGAAGCAAGAAGCAAAGCAAAACGCCTGAGATACCTTTACCGCAGGTAGAGCCTCAGATTATTAATCCTAAAATCACTTGATTCGGTGACAGGAGACTTTAAATGGCAGCAAATTTTATTCAAGAAGAAGAACTGTTTGAAAGCAATGAGCAAGAAGTAGTACAAGACATTACAACCCCAGTCCCTGACAGCACTACTGCAGGGCAAGCTGAAGAGGCTGGTGTCAAAGCTGAACCAACCGAAGAGTTACCTGAGAAGTATCGAGGTAAGTCCGCAATAGAAATTGCAAAGATGCATCAAGAAGCTGAAAAGCTCATTGGTCGTCAAGCAAACGAGGTTCACGAAGTACGAAGTCTTGCAGACCAGCTTTTAAAGCAACAACTCGAAGCTCGAACAAAAGAAACAGCGCCTATTGAAGAATCGCTTGAAGAAGACTTTTTTGTCGACCCTAAACAGGCTGTCAACAGACAAGTAGAGAAGCATCCTGCTGTAATTGAAGCTAGACAAGCAGCATTAGAAATGAAGAAGATGAAGACGGCACAACAACTGTCGGCTAAACATCCCGATTTCACCACTATCGCACAAGATACTGGGTTCCAAGATTGGGTTAAATCTTCTAAGATTCGACTGAACTTGTTTGCTAAAGCTGATGCAGAATTTGACTTTGATGCCGCTGATGAGTTGCTTAGTACTTACAAAGAACTAAAGCAAATCAAACAGCAGACTCAAACGACTCAAACTGCAGCAGTAGAAAGCAAAGCTCAAGAACAAGCAATGAAGGCTGCCTCTGTTGATGTTGGTGGTGCTGGTGAGACTAGCAGGAAAGTATATCGTCGAGCAGACCTAATTAAATTGAAACTGACCGACCCTAGTCGTTATGAAGCACTTCAGGATGAAATCTTGATGGCTTATAGCGAAGGGAGAGTTAAGTAATTTTAGACTTAATAATTCATAAAGGAAATTAATCATGGCAGCAGTAACATACCCCGGCGGTAGTACATCTATCGTTAACAAAACCGCAGCAGACAAGTTCATTCCAGAGATTTGGAGTGACGAAGTCATCGCTGCATATAAAGCAAACTTAGTTCTTGCAAACCTCGTCCGTAAAATGTCTTTCAAAGGCAAAAAAGGCGACACACTGCATATTCCTAAGCCAACTCGTGGCACAGCAGCAGCCAAAGCAGCTAACACTGCAGTAACCATCCAAGCTAACACCGAGAGCGAAGTACAAGTTCTCATCGACCAACACTTCGAGTATAGCCGTTTCATCGAAGACATCGTCGAGACTCAAGCATTGTCTTCTTTGCGTTCGTTCTACACTGAAGATGCTGGTTACGCTTTGGCTAAGAAAGTTGACGACACCCTCATCGCTTTAGGCAAGTCCTTTGGCGACGGCGACGCTTCTGACTGGGTTCACAGCAACGCATACTTTATCGATGAATCTACCGGTTTAACCGCTTATGCACTCGACACTGTTACCACATCCGATGTATTCACCGATGCTGGTTTCCGTAAGCTCATCCAGTTGATGGACGACGCTGATGTTCCAATGGATGGTCGTAAGTTTGCTATTCCTCCATCACTCCGCAATGCAATCATGGGCGTTGACCGCTATAACAGCTCTGATTTCGTTGATGGTCGTGGTGTACAGAATGGTCAAATCGGCAAGCTATATGGCATCGATATTTATGTATCGAGCAATATGCCTGTTATTGAGACCGCTGGCGACAACTCTGTTGGCGATGCAATCAAAGCTGCTCTCTTGTTCCATACTGATACTATGGTATTTGCTGAGCAACTTGGTGTTCGTTCACAGACTCAGTACAAGCAAGAATATTTATCAACCCTCTATACCGCTGACACTTTGTTTGGTACAAAGACAGTTCGTCCAGAGGCTGGTTTTGTTCTCGCAGTAAACGCCTAATATAGGCACTCAAGCTCCTTAGCTTCGGCTAGGGAGTTTGTCCAAGTACATTCAACGAGTGTATTTAGACAAATATAGGAGAATATTATTTCTTTATATCGAGGACCCGGTGGTGCAGGAGATGCTACAAACGATGCTTCTAGTCAAGCAGTTTTAGCCACTGCCGCAGCCAACGCCGCAGAAGTATCTAAGAATCAAGCACAAGCATCCGCATCAACAGCGTCAACCGCAGCAACGAATGCCTCAAATAGTGCAACTGCAGCAGCATCGTCAGCATCATCCGCAGCCGCTTCAGTAGCCAGTATTGGCTCTGCAGTTAGCGATGCAGCGACATCGGCATCAGCAGCAAGCACATCTGCAACCAACGCAGCAGCTTCTGCATCGTCGGCATCAACATCTGCAACAAACGCTAGTAACAGTGCGTCATCAGCATCAACAAGTGCAAGTAATGCTAGTACTTCCGCAACGAATGCATCAAACTCAGCATCATCTGCATCGTCCTCTGCATCCACTGCCACGAGTGCAGCAACCAATGCAGGGACTAGCGAGACAAACGCAGCAGCATCGGCTTCTACAGCATCAACAGCAGCCACTAATGCAAGCAACAGTGCCTCGTCAGCATCAACATCAGCAAGCAACGCTAGTGCGTCAGCATCATCGGCTACATCGTCAGCATCAACGGCAACAACACAAGCAAGCAATGCTAGTACTTCCGCAACTAACGCAGCATCGTCAGCATCAGCAGCATCCACATCGGCAACTAACGCTAGTAACAGTGCGTCAACAGCATCAACAGCAGCAACAAATGCAGCAAACGCACAAACAGCAGCAGAAACCGCTAGAGACCAGACATTAACTGCTTACGATAACTTTGATGATAGATACTTAGGCGCTAAGACTAGCGACCCTACATTAGATAACGATGGCAATGCTTTAGTCGCTGGTGCATTATACTTCAACAGCTCTTTAGGCTATATGAAGGTCTATACCGGCTCTGCGTGGGTAGACGCTTACGCTGCTGGTAATAGTTTCTTAGCAAAAGCTAACAATCTATCAGACTTGCCCGATACTAGTGTTGCTAGAACCAATTTAGGGCTAGGCACAGCAGCAACTACCGCAGCAACAGCCTATGCCACTTCAGCCCAAGGCACTAGCGCTGATACTGCCTTTGGATGGGGCAACCATGCCTTAGCTGGCTATGCCGCCGATAGTGCTGTTGTAAAGCTCACTGGCGACCAAACTGTTGCGGGAACAAAGACTTTCAGTTCTACGATTAGTGGGTCTATTTCAGGCAATGCTGGGACTGTCACCAATGGTGTAGTTACCACAGGAAGCTATGCCAATCCATCGTGGATTACCAGTCTAGACGGCAGTAAAATCAGTGGAACTATTGATGGTGGAAGTTTCTAAAAACACTTGACAAAACTTTAAAGATGTGCTACACTTAGGAAGATAAAATATGCCTACAACCTTAAAACTTAAAAACAGCGTAACTGCAGCCGCTACCCCCACTACTCTGGTACAGGGCGAAGCTGCGGTCAATGTCACCGACAAGAAAGTGTGGGTCGGTAACGCTGCTTCTTCTCCTGTTCAGATTCTTGGTGCTGGCGCTACTGTTGCTGGCACTACTGCAACCCTATCGAGTCTAACCTCTGGGCGTGTTCTCTACGCAGGAACATCAGGCTTAATCCAAGATGATGCCGACTTTACCTTTAATGGCACTACAGTAACAATGGCTAACGATGCTTCTATATCAGGTCTTACTGTTGGTAAGGGTGGTGGTGCAATTAGCACTTCAACTGTAGTAGGTAATGGTGCTTTAGCTGGTGCAAATACAGGTAATGGCAGACATGCCGCTTTTGGTTATCAAGCACTTGCGGCAAATACTTCAGGCGAAGGAAACCATGCTTTTGGTTATCAAACTTTACTTGTGAATACAACTGGTAATTACAATACCGCTATTGGAAGTATTGCATTAAAAGCAAATATTACAAACTCAAACTCAACTGCCGTTGGTTACGGAAGTTTTTTCCAAGCAACTGCTGATAACAATACAGGACTTGGATATAGAACTGGTGCTGCCAATACAACAGGAGCATCAAATGTAGCAGTAGGTTCAGAAGCACTCCAAGCAAACACCACAGCATCTAACAATACAGCAGTAGGTTATCAAGCAGCTTACACAAGCACTACAGGCGACCAAATTACTGCTATTGGTGGCTCTGCTTTAAGACTAAG